GACTCCGCAAAGAAGAACTGGTTCTGACAGACACCTAAATGGCTTTGCTGCTGATGTTCATCTATTCACTTCAGAAGGAAAAAGATTGAATGTTCAATCTCAAGAACTTCGTGATTGGTGTCAACAAGCTAAAAACGCTGGCGCTACAGCCATTGGAGCTGGTGTAGGTTATATGGGCAACGTAGGTGTTCACTTAGATATTTCAGCTGGCAATACAGTTCCAGCTGGTTCTGCTACATACTGGGGATCAGGTGGTCGTGCTGCTAATGCTCCTCAATGGTTAATTAACATTATGACTAGCTAAAGGAGATTGCTATGCCTGCAGTAGTTGTTCAAGGTTCTGCGTCAACCGGTGATCCATGTGGAGCTCCGCCAAGACCTCCATCTGCTTTTAGTGGAAACGTAAACGCTGGAGGAAAGCCAGTAGTAAGACAAGGTGATGCATATGCAGCTCATGCTTGTCCAAATGCTCCGCCTCATGGAGCTTCTGCTTCAGCGGGTTCTGGAACAGTAAATGTAAACGGTAAACCAGCTCACAGAAATGGCGATGCTATTTCTTGTGGAAGTAGCGGAGCTAATGGTGTTGGTAGCGTAAACATCGGTGGATAAGGTATAAATAATAGCATGAGTACAGAAATTCTATCAGACGCAAATCCATCTAGAGTCGGGGTAACTGCAAAGGTTATGGCCCGAGTAAAGCCATACACCGATTTGGATTTACGTTTTAAGCCACATCCCAATTTTGGTGATGTCGTACCATTAAAAGATATCGCTGCGATCAAAAATTCTATTCGCACTATCTTATTAACGAATAAAGGTGAGAGACCATTTCAACCTAACTTTGGTTGCAATATTACTGGTTATCTTTTTGAGCAACCAGATCCTATTACATTATCATTTTTAGAAGACGAAATTAAAGACGCATTAGGACTATATGAGCCTCGTGTAATTACATCTGATGTTAAGGTTCAAGATAATACAGATGCTAATGCTCTATTTGTTTCAGTATCATGCATCTTAGTATCAACACAACAAGAAATAGATGTTGAACTATTTTTAGAGAGAACGCGATAAATGGCACAAATTAAGAACGTAACTGAACTTGATTTCGATCAAATTAAAACTAATCTGAAAGTCTTTTTAAGTTCTCAAGATAAATTCAACGATTATGATTTTGATGGCGCAGGGATGAATGTCTTATTAGATATTCTTTCTTATAATACCCAATACAACGCGCTGCTGGCTCATATGACAATGAATGAAGCGTTCTTAGATTCCGCTCAGGTAAGAGCAAATGCTGTATCACATGCCAAGAACTTAGGTTATACTCCAAGATCTAGAAAAGCTGCTCAAACAAAGCTAAAAATTACTGTGACAGGTGATAATGATTCTGCTCCTACAATTTCAATTCCAAAGGGATTCGGATTTACTGGACAAATTGGATCTAACACATATACATTTGTAACTAACGCAGCATTTAATGCTACTAAAAGTCAATTTAATAATCAATACGTTTTTGATGAAGTTCATGCCTATGAAGGTAAACTTGTTAATCTAACTTATCGTGTAGATAATAAAGACGAATTCCAAAAATTTAGAATTGCTGATCCAAACATTGATACTTCATCGATGCTGGTACGTGTTCGTAGTTCATTGACTTCAAATGACTATGATACATATACACATTATAATAATTTATTAGAAGTTGATGACGAATCAAAAGTTTACTTCTTACAAGAAAACGGTAATGGTCAATATGAATTTTATTTTGGCGATGGTGTTTTAGGTTATCAACCATTGACTGGTAGAATTGTAGAACTAACTTATATTTCTACAAATGGGCTTGAAGGAAACGGTGCTAAAACGTTTACTGCTAACTCAGCAATTGGTGGACAAACATCTATTTTAGTAGAACTATTAGATGGTTTCGCTAAAACTGTTACTGGTGCAGAAAAAGAATCAATTGATTCTATTAAATTTAATGCTCCGAAATTATTTGCTGCTCAAGATAGAGTTGTTACAGCCGAAGATTATCGCTCGGTTCTATTAGCTAACTTTGATTATATTGAAGACATTTCAGTCTGGGGTGGTGAATCAAATGATCCGCCCGTTTATGGTAAAACGTATCTTTCAATTAAACCAACAGATGGTGAAGTACTAACAGAATCTACAAAGAATGGCATTGAACGTTTCTTAACTGGTAAAAACGTTGGGTCTATTACAACTGAAATCGTTGATCCTGATTACACATATCTGAATATTGATGCATTTTTTAAATATAATCCAAATGAAACTTCAAGAACTCAGACACAATTAGAAGAAGCTGTAAGACAAGTAATCGTAAATTACAATAACACAACTTTAGAAAAATTTGATGGTGTATTTAGACAGTCAAATATTTTAAGATTAATTGATGATGTAGATCAAGGAATCTTAAACTCTACAATTATAATTAAAATGCATAAGCATCTATTTCCAATTCCGGGAATTCAATCTTCTTATAAAATGAAGTTTTCTTCTCCAATTTATATTTCAGATTCTGATGAAGCGGTTCTTACAACAAATGAATTTACTGTTGCTGGAACTCAAGTAGTTGCTACTGATGTGGCAATTGCTGGTTCAGCTAACCGCGCAGTCAATATTGTTTCTGCCACAACTGGCGCAATTGTTTTAGCTAATGTTGGAACAATTTATCCAGCGCAAGGATTAATTGAAATTCCTTCTTTGCAGATTGATTCTACAGAATTAGTAAAAGCATATGTTTCTTCAGATTCAAATGATATTGCTCCTAAGTTTAATCAGCTCGTAAGAATTGAGTTAGATGATCCAGAAGATGCTATTAATGTAACTGGTGAGATTGATACTATTGCTACTCAAGGTTCTTCTGGCGCCTCGACATATACAACATTCCCAAGACACGATTAATAGTAGGGTTTCATGGCTGATCAAAGAAGTAATATAGAAACTCCAAGCGTAGAAAAACTAATTCCTCAACAATTAGTTGGCAACTCTTCAGCGCTTATTGAGTTTTTAAAAGAATATTATAGATTCTTAAACCAAGAAGGTGAACCTACTGATGTAGTCAATAAAATCATTCAGAATAAAGATTTGGATGATGCTGTTGAAAAATACATCGATATGGTTCGCAAAGAACTTGGCTATGGAATGGCTCGTCAGCTTGAAGCAAATAAAGTTAATCTTTATAAACACATTGGCGAATTTTATAGAGCAAAAGGTTCTATTGATTCTTTTAAACTTCTTTTTAGACTTTTATTCAACAAGAACGTAGAAATATCTCTTCCAAAAGAGCAAATTCTTGTTGCGTCAGACGGCCGTTGGGTTCAACAAACGTCTTTATTTATAGAAGTTGATTCTGGTGTTCCGTTCGATCTTGTAAATACTTTTGTTGATATTACTAACACAGATGGTTCAACAGTACGCGTAGAAGTTGAACGTGTTAGACATTATCAAGAAGGTGTTTATGAGCTTGTAGTATCTCGTTTCTTTGTTGGTACAATTAATAATAATGCTACTTTCAATTCAAACGGTGTTGTTGGTACTATTATTAATTCTTTATCTGGCTTTACTATTGATTATCCAGGTAAAAAATTCAAAATAGGCCAATTACTTGATGTTGTCTATGGGACTTCAGTTGGCACAAAGATTAAAGTTACATCAGTAAATACTGATGGTGGTATTACAGGACTTGAATTTTTAAGCTTTGGTGTTAATTATCCAGAAGAATTTACTTCCCAACTTGTTCCAGTTGGGTTTGACTATTTCTTTACTTTTGACTCAGATACTGATACTTATAATGGATCATTGAACGATCAAGTAGGTTCTTCTGAATATATCTATCTAGAAATTAACCCATACTGCTTTGGCTTTGATGAGCTACAAGCAGATGGCACTCAATACGCGGCTTCAGATTACTTTTCTGAAACATATACTGAAGGGCTTGAATTTGTAAGAATTTCAGATGATAAGTATTTTGCTGAAGCGTATCTTGACGGTCAAAGAGCAATTGGTTCACCTACACAAGAAGTAGAAGATGATTCTGATGTAAGCCAACAACATATTAAAGATACTGATCCAACCGCGTTAGTAACATTACAGTCTCTATATCCTAATAGAGCTATTATTACATTTGAAAATACTCCGCTTTCTAAGTATTCTGGTGCATATTCTACGAATAAAGGTTTCTTGTCAGATGACATCTATCTTCAAGATAATCTATATTACCAGCAGTTTTCTTATGTTATTAAAACTGATGAACAGTTCTCGGTATACGAAGGAATTGTTAAACAAACAGTGCACCCATCTGGTATGGCAGTGTTTGGTGAGTTTGAAATTACAAATGAAATCGATGCTTCAAGTGTAATTGCTCTTCTCGCTACTCTATTTAGACAAGACTTTAGCGATATCGCTCGTACCTTTGAAACTATATTTGACAGAACAATTATTAAATCCGCTGAAGCTGGCAATGAGATTGTCAACACTTCTCAGTTTGTATACTACGAATTTACTAAGCCTCTTGAAGACGAAGTATTTACACCAAATGAAAAATCGTACGAGTTAACAAAACCAGAAGTTGATGAAATCTTCTTGACTGAAGCAATTGAAGATTTTTATGTTACTAAACCGTTGATCAACGAAGTTATCGCAGAAGATACTAGCTTATTCGAAACTGCTGATGCATACGCATTAGATTACTTTAGACAAGATTACTCTGAAGGGTTAATATATGATACTACACTTGGTTTTATTATTGAAACACAGAAACCATTTTATGAGAATATAAATACCTCAACGACTTTATTTGAATTTTCTACAAATTTAGGTAAATTCGATGAAATTATTACTTCTCAAACTGTAGATTATCAATTAACTAAAGTTTTAAATACTTTTACGGCTACAATAGATTTACTATCTTATAATTCTACTAAACCTTTAGAAGATACAACTAGAGCGTGGTCTACAAAATTTACAGATTATGATCAAGATGTTTATGTTGCTGACTATGAACCAAATGAAGAAGATTATTTCTTAGGGCAATACGTAGAAAACATAAATATTCCAACTTTTGATATTGATGTACGTAAGCCATTTTATGAAACTTTAACAGCTGTTGATGAATACGAAAGTGAATATAGAAAGCAAATACATAATAGTGTTACAGCTACTTCTAATCTTTTACCATTTAATTTTAACAAAAATATTTTAACTGGTATTGCAGCTACTGAAGACAGATTTTATACCGATCCAACAGATACTTCTATATACGTAGAAGCTGCTAATGACCCAGATAGTGATATTGGTGCTGGCTATTTTGCGCGAGATTACGTAGAAAATATCAATTTACCTCAAATCGAGTTTGATATAACAAAGCCAGTAGAAGATAGTATAAATAGTATAAGTATAGGTATGGT